TAACTAAGCTATGCAATTTTAACAGCGTCAGATTGGCACAAATTAACAGCTGTTAAGACAATTACAGGTTGAAAAAAAATTAAATTATTTTTAATAATTAATTGACCTAACTATTAAAATGACTATTATAAATATTAATGATTTGTTTAAAATTAATAATAAATATTAATGACAAATCTATTTTAAAGGTAAAACATGACTAAAAACGACACAAAAAAAACAATGATTAAAGAAATAGAAAACAAAGAAACTGAAAGTTTTCTTAATTCTTTAAAATCTAATGAGCCATTAAAAAAGATATTATTTTTAGCTAAAAATGTATCAAAAACTTTAATGGTTGATATCGTTCCAAAAATGGCAAAAAATGTTAATGAATTAATGGTTGAGATTAATTCTGGCAATAAGACAAGTCTTAAAGATTGGAATACAATTAAATTTTTAAGACAGCATCTGTATAATTTATCTAGCTATGACAGACAGAAAAATGTTAATTCAGCATTTGAGATGGCAATAACTAGGGCAATTAAATTAGCTATTATGATGTATGATAATAAAAATGAATTTTCAGTTGAAAAAGATAATTCAGTTTTAATTATGTCTAAAATTGCAACGCCATTTATTGATGTTAAATTAAAGGGACAAAAATCTGGTACTAAAAAAGTTAAAAATGAAAGTACCGATTTGGTTGAGGTCAATACTGGTACAATAGACAAGGTATGGAATATTAAATATCCGAGCGTTGTTAGTACTAGGTCATCAAAAACCAAAGACACAAAAATAAACTTTCAACAATTATCTAGTCAATTTTTAAATGAGTTGGAAAGTGTGTATAAGACAGCTAATAAAAAAGACTTTAATAAATTGCTTGAGTTAGTTGATGAGAAAACTATTGAGAATTTAGGCAATATCTCAGCATTATTAGAGGACAGACTAATAAGAAGTGAATATATAAATGCTACTGAAAATCTTAGTGTTTCTGGTGATGTTAAAAAGACAGCTTAGTTAATACTAGCTACCCTTAGCCCCCCTTTGCCATTGCTTAGGGGGGTTTTTTTATGCCTGTTATATTCCTGTTTTTATATTTGATTTACACTAGCTATCACTAGGTACAAATTTTCACACTATCCCCCCCGATTACAACTGTTAAACACCAATAGCCCCTTAGCTATCCCCTAAGGATAATTTATTTTACTTACTTGACATGAGTTTATACTTAGGGATACGCAGGGGGCATGGGGGGTGTGCTATACTATACATACGTAAGCACCAGAAAATCCCTAATTCCCCTGTTAACTACCTCTGGGCCAGAATATAGGGGATATTATTCTGATAAAATACTAGTAAATCCCCTGACCATAACCTAAGGTATCCCCTAGGGGAATCTACGTATAGGTATAGTATACATATAACGCCTCCCCCAGGGGTATATTTCTATTATACACCCCATATCCAATTTTGTCAATGGTAAAATTAAAAATAATTAAAAAAAAGTACTTGACAAAATTGTAATTCAAGCTATAATATAATAATATAGGCTTAATATAAATCAAAGGGACACACACGTTTTGAATAGAGTAAAATATACAGGGTCATCACTGATTTATATTAATACAATTGGTACCAATTAACAACTTTAAGGATAATAATGGCAAAGAATAAAACATACGGACAATCAAATATGCTATCTCCTTCAGAAAAGGAGAAAAGAACTCCTAAATTTCTAAGAAGTATCTTTGAAAGTCCATCAAAAAAAGCAGAAAGAGTCTCAACAGCTTCTAACAAAGCTAAAAGACTAATGTCAGATAAAATATCTGATGCAGAGTCTAGCTATGCTAGAGAAAAGTCTAGAGGCGAACCAGGTAAAATGTCTGAAAAAATGAAAACAGACAGAATGGTTGCTAAAAAAAGAGCTGAGAGATTTGACCCTACTAAAATCAAGGGTGCAGAAAAGAAAAAAAGTTTATTAAGTAAATTTAAATCTTCTAAAACTCTAGCTGAATTTGCAAAAAAAATCAAAAATAAGTAACCAAGAGGTAAACGATCTTCCATTTAAAACATTTATGGAAGTGATTAATGCAAACAATGGATTCTTCTATAATTCCAAGTCAAAAGAAAAACTTAACCGATATGCAGGAGAAGTTTCTCGAAGTATTGTTCGGAGAAGCAAAGGGAGATCCAAGAATAGCAGCTGAGATTGCAGGCTATTCTAAAAATTCTTACCCTAAAGTTGTTAGAAATTTAAAAAAAGAAATTACTGAATTAGCAGAGAACCACTTATCCACACATTCTGCTAAGGCAGCAACAAGACTCACCGATTTGCTAGACGAAGATGGTACAACTCCACACGCAAACATCCGTCTAGCCGCTGCCACACAATTACTAGATAGAGTTGGTATTGTTAAAAAAGATCAACTTGATATTAACATGAAAGCAGTTCATGGTATATTCATACTGCCAGCAAAAGATGGAACCGATCAAGATCAAGAGAAAAGCTAGAACTATTCCATTTGGTTTTAAACAATCTGAGAATCCAGATTACATTGAACCAGTTAAAGAAGAATTAGAAGCACTAGAGCAAGCTAAGAAATATTTAAAAACTTGTTCACTTAGAGAAACAGCTCAATGGCTTCACAGAAAAACAGGTAGATACATTTCACATGTCGGACTTAAAAAACGAGTTGAACGAGGTCACACCTCCGAAACCCAAGAAGAAACCGAAACGACAGAAAGCTAAACAATCTGCCAAACAAATTCTAGCACGCACACGTAAGAAAGTTGCAACAGCAGAACAATCACTACGTTCTGCCAAACGTCACGCAGAAAATGTTAAAAATAAACTGTTAACAATTAACAAAGCGTTAGACGGAAAAGACACACAACTCCTTACAGAAGATGTAATAGATAGTGCTCCTAAGACAATACAAGAGCATGTAAAATCGCAAGACGTTATCTTCAAGCCAAATGGTGGCCCACAGACAGAATTTCTTGCAGCTTCCGAAAGAGAAGTATTTTACGGTGGAGCAAGAGGTGGAGGCAAGTCTTATGCCATGCTAGTAGATCCGCTTCGATATTGTTTCAAGGCTCATCACCGAGCACTGTTAATAAGACGTACAATGCCAGAGTTAAGAGACTTAATTAGTAAGTCTCAACTATTATACTCAAAGGCATATCCAGGAGCAAAATGGAGAGAACAAGAAAAAGAATGGCGATTTCCCTCGGGAGCAAAGATCGAGTTTGGTTACGCAGAGAACATGACAGACGTTTTACGTTACCAAGGTCAATCATACACATGGATAGGAATAGACGAACTTCCACAATATCCTTCGCCAGATATATATAATTTTTTAAGATCTTCTTTAAGATCAGTAGATAAGGACATACCTGTTTATTTAAGAGCTACAGGCAACCCAGGTAACATTGGATCACAATGGGTTAAAGAAATGTTTGTAGACCCTGCAGAACCTAACTCTGCATTTGAAATAAAAATAGACACACCTGTCGGAGTAAAAACTATCACACGTAGATTTATTCCTGCAAAGTTACAAGACAATCCTTATCTGATGCAAACAGATGACTATTATGCTATGCTTGCATCTTTACCTGATACTCAGCGTAAACAGTTCTTAGATGGAGATTGGGATGCCTATGAAGATTCAGCCTTTCCAGAGTTTAGCAGGTCAGTCCATGTGGTTGAACCTTTTGAAATACCTAAAGGATGGTATAGGTTTCGTGCTGCTGACTGGGGTTATAGTTCTCCTGCTTGTGTTTTATGGTTTGCTGTTGATTACAATAATAATTTGTGGGTCTATAGAGAGTTATATACTTCCAAAATTACGGCAGATGTTTTCGCAAGAAAAGTTATAGAATTAGAATCTGGAGAATATATTCAATACGGAGTACTCGACTCTAGTACATGGGCTAAGAGAGGTGATGTAGGCCCAAGCATTGCAGAGACAATGATACAACAAGGATGTCGTTGGAGACAATCGGATAGATCACCTAAAAGTAGAATTAGTGGTAAACTTGAAATTCATAAACGATTATCAATGAATGGTAAAGAACCAGGTCTTAGAGTTTTTAACAACTGTAGAAATTTAATTAGAACAATTACGACTCTACCTGTTGATGATAAAAACCCAGAAGATGTAGATACGAATGCAGAAGATCACGCATATGATGCATTACGTTATGGATGTATGAGTAGACCGATGCACCCTAAATATGCACAACGTTTTAAACCTATCTTCAGTACAGAGTTTAATGCTGCAGATAAAAAATTTGGATATTAATTATGAATAGAATACACCACAAAGTAAATATTTATTTTCAAGATGCAACAAGACGTGCTAAAGAATTATTTTTATGCAGATACTTTAAAAAGTCTGTAGATAAAAATGCTAACGGTACACGTAAGTATGTTGTTAAAGCAGGAGCAAATAAAGGAAAAGTATTATAATGCCTTTAAATCCTAAAGGAACTAAAATTAAAAAACAAATGGAAAAACAGTATGGCAAGAAAAAAGGCCAGTCTGTTTTTTATGCAATGGAAAAATCTGGAAAACTAACTAATGTCAAAAAAGAGAAAACTTCCAGAGCTTAATAAAAAAATATTTCCATATGATTTGGTAATTGCATACTGGGAAGATATTGTATCTGATGCTTCTTGGGTAGACATACCAGACATTAAAAAATCAACTACAGCTATTTGCTGTACAGTAGGATGGTTAATGAGATATGACTCAGAAGTAACAATCCTTATGTCAGATTTTAATTTTGAGTTAAACAACAAAGAAGTTAAACAAGGTGGTGGTCATACAGTGATTCCTACTAAGAACATACTTAAAATTAAAAAAGTAAAAATATAACAGGAGGAAACATGGAAGCAAAATTCGACCCAAAGGCTAAAGTAAAGCAAGGTCAATTAAGTGAAGCTGCTGATGGCAAACAGCCAAACAGAGAATCAATGAACATTGACTTTAATAAACATGCTCCAGGAAAATACAAATCTATGAACTATTTAGCGGACAATGATGTTCCAACTAAATCTGGTTCAGAGCATATCCAGGACAGTTTATTTACAATGGCAGATCAAAAAGATTACTAACATAGGAGAAAAGCAAATGATGAAAAGATACATGCATGGAGAACTTGCACCAGATGTAGCTAAAAGACCTAATGATAAATTGGAAATTAATCCAAGTATGAAAATCAAACAGGGTGATATGGCTGGCGATGGTCAAGACAAAAAAGGAAAATCGAAATCAAAAGTAGATCCAGCAATCTTCAGAATGGCTGAACAAAAAGACTACTAGTTTTAAATGGAAGATAGTAAAGATAAAAACGGAAGTTACGAAGTAGAAGGTAATGCTTTAGTAGGACATGTACGTTCTAAATTTCAACAATCTGAAACATCAAAAATATATGATGAAAAAAGATGGTTAAAAGCATACAGAAACTATAGAGGATTATATGGGCCAGAAATGGCTTTTAGAGATTCTGAAAAGTCTAGAGTTTTTGTTAAGATAACTAAAACAAAAGTACTTGCTTCATTCGGTCAAATTATCGAAGTACTATTTTCACAAAATAAATTCCCTTTAGGAATTAACCCAACATCAGTTCCTGAAGGTATTGCAGAAAGAGCTCATTTAAAAAATCAACAAGAGCAACAAATGCAACCAGAGGCTCCAGAAGAAATGGATCCTTATGGTTATGCAGGTGATGGCAAAGGCATCCCTCCTGGTGCTACTGCTACGGATTTAATGAGAAATCTTGCACAAGAATATGAAAATGTAGGTTTTGAAGAAGGCCCATCTAGTACTGGTACTCCACAGATTGAGCCTGCTAAACTAGCAGCAGAAGCTATGGAAAAATTAATTCATGACCAACTAGAAGAAAGTAAAGCTATTACAATTATGCGTCATGTATTTTTTGAAATGGCATTACTAGGTACAGGTATTTTAAAAGGCCCATTTACAGATGCTAAAACTTATCATAGTTATGATACATCAGAAGATGATGAAGGTAATATAACTAAAGTTCAAGTATCTAAAACAAAATCAATTCCATCTATTGAAGCTGTATCATGTTGGGATTTTTACCCAGACCCAAATGCTACAAACATCAATGATTGTGATTATGTAATTCAAAGACATTCATTTAATAGGCAGCAACTAGAAGACTTAGGTGATAAACCAATGTTTAATAGAGAAGCTGTACAAGAATGTTTAGAGATGGGGCCTAACTATCAAACAAGAGGGTTTGAATCTTCATTGTATGATAGAGAAAACATTACAAGTATTTATAAAAATAGATTTGAAGTATTAGAATACTGGGGTGTTATTGATAGAAAACTTGCTGACGAATGTGGAGTTTCATATGAAACAGATTCAGAAGTAATTCATATTAATGCATGGATATGTGGTAATAAAGTTTTAAGAATGGTAGAAAATCCATTCTCACCAAAAAGATTACCATACTTAGTATGCCCATATGAATTAAATCCATATCAGTTTTTTGGAGTAGGTATTCCAGAAAATATGGAAGACTCACAAATGGTTATGAATGGTCATGCTAGAATGGCTATTGATAACTTGGCATTAGCAGGTAACTTAGTATTTGATGTTGATGAAACAATGCTAGTTCCAGGACAAGATATGAAAGTTTATCCTGGTAAAATATTTAGAAGACAAAGTGGTCAAACAGGTCAAGCAGTACATGGTCTTAAGTTTCCAAATACTGCACAAGAGAATTTACAAATGTTTGATAAGTTCAGACAACTAGCAGATGAATCAACTGGTATTCCATCATACTCACATGGTGCAACAGGTGTACAATCTACAACTAGAACTGCATCGGGTATGTCTATGTTGATGGGTGCTGCAGCATTAAGTATTAAAACAGTTATTAAAAATATTGACGATTATTTATTAAAGCCCCTAGGAGAATCTTTATATCATTGGAACATGCAATTTAATGAAGAGTCTCCAAATATAAAAGGTGATCTGGAAGTTAAAGCACAAGGAACTTCTTCACTAATGCAGAAAGAAGTTAGATCACAAAGATTAATTACATTTATGCAAACTGCATCTAATCCTGCACTTGCACCATTTGTAAGATGGCATACTTGTTTAAAAGAGATTGCTAAATCTTTAGATATAGATCCAGATCAATTAATCAATGATCCAGAAAAAGCTGCGATCTATGCACAAATAATGGGGATGGCAAATGGAAATCAAAACAATACTGCCTCTGCTAGAGGACAAAGTCAAATGGGGCCAACTGGAGAAATACCTCCAGGAGCTTCAGCAACAGATGTATCGGGAGCTGGAGGTGGCAACATCGGAACGGGAAGTGTGCCGATGCCAGGGGAAGCTGGCTTTAGTGCGGCAAATACTCAACCTGAAGGAAGCGAACAAACGCAATAAGGAATAACATGGCAACAACTTTTGATGTAAACAGAATTGGTGGTGGAACTTTTGAATTAGTTCAAGATCCTGCAACTGGTAAATACACAGTTAAACAAGTTGGATTTACACCTGTTAAAAAATTAAGTATACCAGATTATACTACTGCTACTACAACTGCAGGTACAACAGATACATCAAAAGCAACTACAGAAGCTACAACACAAACTGTTGCACAACAAACTACTGAAGCATTTAAACCTACTGGTGGTGGTGATAGAATAGATTATACTGGTTCAGAAATGTTGAGCCAGGCACAATTACAGAAAGAAGCTAAAAAAATTGACCCACAAGTTGATACTACAACAACTAGTTTAGGTATAGCTAGACCAACTATGAGAGACATAGCTGGTGATACTACACAACAAACAACTAAATCAGAATTTGAAAGACCTACTATGAGAGACATAGCAGGTGATATAACACAATCAAAAGCACCAGGTATAGTTGTAGATAAAACACCTATTAGTCCTTTTAGAAGTTTAAGTTTTGGTGCACAACAAGTTCAAGCACCTCAAGCATACGCATCTACAACTGCAGATGCTAGAGCTGCAATGACTTCAGATGCAGCACAGTTAGGTATTAGTAAAGTTGCTGCACAACCTTTAGATACTGAAAGATTTGCAGGTTCAACTGCAGGCACATTAGCTGATCCTGCTGAAAAAGAAGATGTAAAACCAGAAGCACCGACAACTGGTTTATCTACAGTTAAAACAGGATTACAAACATTAGCTAGTTCTGTTGGTAAAGTTTTAACCTCTGGCCCAATAGCTACAATTGCTAAAAGTATAGCTGCTAATATTCAAGAATCTCCTACAGATAAATTTAATAAATCTTATTTTAATGTTATGGATAATGGAAGAATAGGCGGTAATCCAGCAACAGATGTATTTGGTGGTATGAATGCAGTTTCTGCATTTGGAGATGTAGCTAAAGGTGCTCGTAGCAGAATTGCAACAAGAAAAAATACTATTGCTACTAAAAATGTGTCTCAAGAATTTATAGACAAGACTAAAGAAATGGAAAAGCAATTAGAAGAATATAATAATGAAAAAAATAAAGAAGTAGCAGATAGAGCAAAAGCAAAAGAAGAAAACAAAGAAGTCTATGGTGGTAGAAAAGAAAGCACAGGTAAAGATAGTTTTGGTCAACAAACTGCTGAAGAAGCCTCATATGGAAGTTGCTTCATTGCTGGTACTAAAATTACTATGGCAGATGGCACAACTAAAAATATTGAAGATATTATAGTTGGAGATAAAGTAAAAGGATACAAAGGTGATAATGAAGTTATTAAATTAGATCCTACATTATTAGGTGAAAGAAAATTATATTCATTTAATAATACTGAACATTACTTCTTTACTTCAGAACACCCATTCATGACAGATAAAGGTTGGAAATCTATTAAAC